AATCTGCGAACACTCTAATCATTGTTTAGAACCTCGTGGTTGCCTAGACATCTGATCTTTATGCTTGGCAACATCTATACCCATTCGCACACCGGCGGACTCTTGATCTGCCGCAGCTTGCGCTTTATGTTTTTGTATATCAACGCCCAAGCGCACACCTTCAAACTCCTGACGGTTATTAATCTCCATCTCGCGCAGTCTTATTTCATCAGCTTTAGCAGCGGCGTCAACAGCATCTTTTTTAGACTTGCGCTGAACTTCTGATTGCTTGATTTGCAGTTCCTGTTGTTGAAGTTGCAACAACGGGTCTTGGGCATTTTGTTTAGCTTGTTGCTGTGCCATAAGAGCCTGACTTTGAGCCAGTACTTGCGGTGCTGCTTGGGCAAGAAGCTGGGACAAGTTGAACTCCAACTCAGGGGGTAAGCCTTCTGTGGAATCAGGTAGCGGCACACCCATCGCTTGAGAAATCTTGTTGCGGTAGGCAAACCCAACATGCTCAGACACATGTGCTGCCAAAGCCGCTTGAATAGCTTGTGCTTGTGGGTTTTGCCCAATTAACTTCTGTATCTGGGGGTCTTGTGCTGCAGACATATGCACGTTGATATGCGCTTCATGGTCTTGGTACGCAAAAGCTTTAACTGGCTTACCAACAAACAGATTTTGGTTTTCCTGTACGGGGTCTACTGGTTTTTGATCTTTTGTCGTGGGAATCAGTTTATCAATATTTTTAATACCCAATACGTGAAGCATCTGACGATGCAGTTCCGTCATGTCGTATATCTGTGGGGAACTCTGAGCCAATTGCAATACCGCTTGATACTGCACAACCCGCTGGCTCATTGTTGCTGCGTTAGGGTCTGAGACAGGGATAATCTCTACGTGCCGGTAGTCTTCGTACTTGGCTTTCTGCCCCTGCGGTGCGTCCACTTCATACGGGTACTCTTCGTTAGCCGGGGAATCTTCCCGAACCAACTCTGCAATTAGTTTTAGCTCTTGCTTGAAAGCGTAATGCACACGGGCTTGTATGGCCGTCATTACCTTCAACGTACGCTCAAGGATTGCAAGCGTAGAGCCAACAGGTGCTTGGTTGGACATATCAGAAATCTGCATATCCGAAGTAGCAGCAAACCTGCGTCCTTCTTCAATGATCTTTTCCAGCAACCCAGCCAATACCTGACTTGGCTCTTTGTAGGGAAGCGGGAGGATGTTATCCCTAATGGCTCCAGAACCTACATCTACGTCCCTAAACTCGCCCGGAGCGATGGGCGTATCGTCACCTTTAATGCGCAGTCCTCTGGACTTCAAGCCCCCCGGCAAGTTAGACAGCGTTCCTGCATCAACAAGCTGGCGAAGAATGGAAGTAGCACTCTTGGCAAACCCACCTACAAGGTGAAACAACCCAAAGCCATAAGCTCCAAAACCGGGAATGTACTGGTAATGTACGTAGTGCAAGCGCTTTTGCCTCGTCTTGTCATCCTCACGCCAGTTACGGCGAATGGAAAGAACCTGATTGGTGCCTTCTACATAGGTAACAATATAAGGCAGCGCAATACCAGTAGGCTCTCCATCCTTGTCTTCATCTTCAAACCCCGGCAGATCAAGATCAACGCAAGACTCGTTGATGATGTAGCGGTTATCATTTATAGCCGAGATGCCTGTTTCTTTATCTTTTGTTTTTTGTAGAGTGGTGGTTGTGCGTGGGGGTTCCCCAAGCTCAGCATCCAGCCAAAACCCATCATATTGAAGACGTTTTACTTCCTGCTTTGTCTTGCGCATCCGGTGCGTAATACGGGGGCAAGTAAGCAACTCAGAAGTACCATACGGAAGAATGATATCTTCGGCAGGGACAAACACTGAAGTCTGGCGATCAAGCGCCGGATCACGGTAGACTTTCTTAAATGCGGAACCTGCAGCCGGAAGACTAAACAGCATGCGCTCATGCTCAGGACGAAACTCAGTCATGTTCTCTGTTAGCTGCCAGTTTAAATCTTCGGCTACACGTTCAGCAGCATCATCTTTTTCTTTTGTCTGTTTGCCTACAATTTTGGTCTTTACCGGCCCTGCTGCTGGAAAACTTTCCGTTATTGTTTCGCTTTGAAAACGAATAACAGCTTCGGTAATCATTGGATGGAATACGCCGCAGGCACCGGGCCACGGTTCAGAGCGCTCTTCGTACTTCAGACCAAGTAACTGCAAGCCGTCTTTGAGCATCATCTCCCAATCTTTACGGGAGTCAATGTCGTTGCGCACGTCACCGGCCAAATCACTTGCAAGAAACTGCAGTTCTTTATCGTCAATTTCTTCAGCTAGGTTAGCCCCAAAATCATCGCTTTCTTCCTTGCCCGGCTCAATCTCAATCTCCACGCCACCCACGCCAATCTTGACCGACTCCGGGTCTTCAATTTCAATTTCAATGTCTGGTTCAGGAGCCAAAGCCTCCAACCCCGTTGGGGTTCTGTAAAGCGCTTTATCAATGGCCATTATCTTTTCCTTGCTGTATTCGTTTTGGGGTTGTACGTAAAGGCGGAGGTAGGCGCTCCGGTCTTCTTAGCCGCTCTATCTTTAGCTCTTTCTTCTGCCGTCATGTTGTTCCGTGCTTGCCCTTCGGCAGTGAAAGTCTTGCCGTCGGCCTGTAGCTGCCCTCGCTGCTGAAGTATCTTTACAGCAGTAGCCCGATCCCCAACCTGTGCGGTCAGACGATCTATCAACTGCCCACGCCCCATGAACTTCTGCGTTGCCATCAGTAGTACGCCATCCGTCGTCGTTTGAACTCCCGCACCGGCTCAGGCTCATCAAGGTCAGTGCCAACAAACCCACCCTGCCGAAACCGTAGCAGCGCCTGTGTCGTTGTGTCCACGTAGTCGTCATGCTCCCCAACAGGGAACGCCGCCATCTCCTCAACCACGTCGCTAGCCCACCGTGTATCTGGTGCCCACACCCGGCCACTGGCAAATAAATCTGCTACGGCATTGACGCGAACTGTCTTGTCGTTACCTCGGCTCGGTGTGAACTCTTGCACAGGAATACCAGCTAACCGCAACTCTTGAATCAACGGAGCACCGGCAGCTTTTTTTTCAACAACAAACGCATCAGGCTTCCACTCCTTGTAATGATCCAAGGCAACTTGTTTCAATTCAGGAAATTCCATCCTATCCTTGAAGGCATCAAGCAAAATCAATTGGGGGGAGTTTTTTTCTTCCTCGTTATACCATACACCCCATGTGGTACAGGCGCTATAGTCAGCGCTGGTCTTTGCTTCAAAGGCAGTATCCCAAGACTGGATTATGTACTGGCAGATGGGTGGTTCCTCAGGTTCCCATAGCCGCCACATATCGCGCTTGATAATAGCCACGGTATCTGACGTGGGTTCTTGCTGGTACTGGGCATTCCAGAACCGAGGCTGCAGGGTAGCTTTGGTCTTCAGCAGTTCTTCAATAGGCCACTTTTCTGGCCACAGCGCATTACCGGAAGGGAGGATAGCCGGAAACTCAATCAATTCCCACTGGTCAGCGTCGGGATTGCGCGTTTGGTAGTCCATCAGCTTGGCAGTCAAATCCAACTGCCCCCACCGCGTCATGACCACAATAATTGCCCCGCCCCACATCAAACGCTGCCGGGGGCCGGTCTGGTACCAATTCCAAGAATGTTCAAACGGAAGTTTCGAGCCACTCTTCAAGTCTTGTTCTGAATGGGGGTCGTCAATAACAAGAAGGTTTGCCCCACGCCCCGCCAAGGCACCGCCAACGCCCACGGCATAGTATTTACCGCCAGCACTGGTTGCCCAGCTACCGGCACCTTTCTTATCTTCTGCCAAAGACGTAGCGGGGAAAATCTGTGCGTATTCAGGGGTGTTGATCAGGTTTCGTACGCGCCCACCAAAGTCCTCAGACAGCGACGCCGTATGGGTTGCCATGATTATCTGGTGATCCGGGTGCAACCCAAGGTACCAAGCGGGAAGAAGGTAGGAAGTAAGCTCGGACTTGCCGTGGCGCGGGGCAATATTGATGATTACCCGCTTTTTTTTACCTTCTGCAACTTCTTTGAAGATACGCCCCATTACTTTATGGTGAGCGCCTATCGAATAGTTAGGGTACATCCGTTTGGCAAACTGAAGGATGTCGTTTTGAGCGGCTTTTATTTCAAGGCGCTTTATTTTTTCGTCAAGGAGGCCCAAAAGAGCTTCTTTTTGGTCAATAGTGTTGGTCACTTGACGATAAGTTCCGCATCTTCCACGGTGTCAACGACCTGCATCAGGCTCATGTACCTATCCATGCGTGATTTAATTTCGTTTTCAAGCTCGTCGTCGCTTAACTGAGCCTTCTTTATCTCAATACGCTCGGTAAACAACCCAACTTCGGTTACTTTACCCAGCATTTCTATGGCGCGGAGGCGATATTTGGCATCAGGGTGCTTGGATTCTTCCAATAACTGAGCTACACAGTACCCACGAAGTTCTTTTGCCTGCTCTACAAAGGCCCAATCGTACGCAGTAAGCATACCAACAAGATGCTTGACCGCTTGGGGTACTTCTATTTTAGCTATAGCCGTTTTCTGCGCATATGTATCCAACGGAGCGGTGATGGCGGCAAAGGCTTCTCTGGCCGCAGCATGCTGGGCCGCATCAACCACTTCAGTATCATCCAGCCCTAAAGACTCCAGCCACTCACTGGAAACAATTTTTCCCTCAAGTATGGCGGTGGGAGATGCTTTTTCGTCAGGAATGAAAGTAGCTTCGTCAAGGCTGCACAAGTGGTCAAACATTTACTTTCCTTTACTTCAGCGTGCGTTTAGGCTACACTGAACTGTCTTATTTAACAAGTAAGACCATGTGTACGTCTCCATTTGCCCCGCACTTAGGTGTCGGGGTTTTTTTTATGTACGTGTGTATAACATTAGACAAGTTACATGGGAAATTTTGTGGATTTTTTTTAATAGTGTCTATTATTAGACAAGGGGGCCGGTTTTGTGGCGATGTAGCTGAGGAATAGTGTTCTTAGCCGCGCTCCCAAGCTACCCCGTCAAAAGGTTGGGTGGGGGGTGGGTGGGGGACGAGTGGGGGACGGGTGAGGTTGCTGCCTTGCCCCGCCGCCCCCAATCTGTCAAGTATTAGACGTCCTGTGGTATAATGGTGGTGTCGAAATTGCATGGGATACCCCGTGTAGTTGATCGACACCACTTAGATGTGTGAACACACATCTATTTACCAAGGAGCAACAAATGTCTACAACGAAACAGAATGTGTGGCTGAACGCTTTGATCGCCGCGCTTGCGGCCAAGCAAGGCCACCAGAAGGCACTCGCCGCGCTAGTGGCGCACCACGGGGGAAAGCGCACCATGCCCCTGATGGAAGACCTGATATCAGGTCTTCGGGCGCTGCACCCGACGACCAAGGCCATCATCACGGTGCGCAACGTGTTGGGCGTGGCTACGCCCAATGTGTCCTTCCCTGACCAGTTCAAGGGGCAGGGTGGGGTAGGCTTTCAAACGTGGCGCGACTTCATTGCGCCGCATCTCCCGAAGATGCGTGCCGCCGTGAAGGGCGGCAAGAAGTCGCAGAAGACTTCGCCGCGTGAGAAAGCGTTGGCGCGGGTTAAGGCCCTGAAGTCGCAGGGGTTCACGAAGGCGCAGTTGCTGGCGGCGATCGAGCTGGCGTATTAGACAGATTCTCAAAGGCGAGAATTTGTTGGAGCATGGTGTCTGCGCTATTACAGGCAGACACCGCACCCTGCATGAGCTTCGCAAGAGGCTTATGTGGAGTGCGTTACAACCGTTAGATGTGCGGCTTCACATCTATTTCTC